TGTTCTGATGCTTGCGTGATGTTAGGCGCAAAGCCTATCTCCTCATTTAACGAGGGAACTGATGAGGCATCGATTGCTGACCGCTTGTATGCGGATATTCGCAATCAAGCCCTAATACTTTACCCTTGGTCATTTAGCTTTAAAAAGACCTCCATTGCTCAATTGGTGACAACCCCTACCAATGAGTACCGCTACGAATATCAACTGCCTGGAGACCGCCTAGGCTCTCCTAGAGCTATATATGACACCAACGCTACAGGCATCCCACCTCGTAAAGAATACAGAATTATGGGCAGCAAACTGCTGACCGATTATCAACAAGTTTACATTGACTATCAATACGCTGTGCCTGAGTACGATATGCCCAGCTATTTTGTGCAGCTGCTCAAGTACATGATGACTTGGCACCTTGCATTACCTATCACAGATCAAACAGAGAAGAGTCAGTATTGGCAGTCTGTTGCTATTGGATCACCAGCCGAAAATGGCAGAGGTGGCTATCTAAGACAGGCCATGAATATTGATGGCCAAGGACAGCCAACAAACGCTATTAATGATTTCTCGCTAATTGCGGTGAGATATTAATGGCTCGCTTTGTCTCTATCCAGACAAACTTTTCTACTGGCGAGTTAGACCCATTGCTCCGGGCAAGGGTTGATTTAACTGCCTATCAGAATGCATTAGAAGAGGCTACCAATGTGGTGTGTCAGCCACAGGGTGGCATTAGACGTAGACCTGGCACCAAGTACATTTCATCCTTGCCAAACACTAGCACAGAGTCTGCTGGCAACGGAACCCGATTAGTTGAGTTTGAGTTCAGCACATCGGATTCTTATATGCTTTGCTTTACGCATAATCGGATGCACGTCTTTAAGAATAAGGCTTTGATTACAGCTATCAATGGTGGCGCTAATGCTTACCTAGATACGTCTGCTTTTGGATTAACTGGCGCACGATTAGCTAATATCGTTTGGACACAATCAGCAGATACCCTTATTGTGGTTCACCCAGACATTGCTCCCATTAAAATTGTACGAGGAGGTACAGATGCTACCTGGACTGCTACTGCTATTACCTTTGATTCTATTCCAAAGTATGCTTTCACCGCTGCTTTTTCTAATCCAGCGGGTACGCTAACACCATCGGGTGTATCGGGTAAGGTTACATTAACTGCCAGCTCCTCGGTGTTTAGTGCTGGAAGTGTTGGCCAATACGTCAACGCATCTCCACAAGGCAGAGCCAAAATTGTTAAGTACACATCCGGCACAGTAGTTGACGCAATTACTGAGTTCCCATTCTTTAACACTACAGCCATTGCTAATGGCTCGTGGGAATACGAGTCAGGCTATGAGGATGTTTGGAGCGCTGGCAAAGGTTATCCACGCTCAGTAACTTTCCATGAAGGCCGTTTATATTTTGGTGGATCTAAGTCTCGCCCATCTACCATATGGGGTTCTAAGGTTGGACTGTTCTTTGACTTTGACCCCACCGAGGGCTTAGACGATGATGCAATTGAGGCAACGCTAGACACCAATACATTTAATGCTATTGTTGACATTATCTCTGGTAGAGACTTACAAGTATTTACAACAGGAGGCGAATTCTATGTTCCTCAAAACGGCCTTGATCCAATTACTCCAACGAATTTCTTTGTTAAAACAGCAAGCCGTAACGGCATTAAAGAAGGTGTTAGGGTTCAACAGTTAGAGTCTGGCACCCTGTTTGTACAACGACAAGGGAAATCATTAAATGAGTTTGCTTATACTGATACGCAACTTACATACGTCACGCAGAAGATATCGTTACTTGCTGGCCATCTCTTGCGTACTCCAACTCGTATGGCTTTGCGTAGGTCTGTGGCTACTGATGAAAACGACTTACTGCTAATTACTAATTCAGATGACGGCACGATGGCTGTGTTCTCATTACTCCGCGCCCAAAACGTCATTGCTCCATCAGAGTTCATTACTGTAGACGGATCCTTTGTTGATGTTGGCGTGGACATCTCAACTATTTATGTAGTAGCCAAGCGTAATGTAAACGGCACATTCCAATATTTTGTAGAGGCATTTGATAACGATTTGCTGACAGACTCTGCCAAAACTGGTGGGGTTGCTGCATCAGTTTCCATGAGCCATGTAGCTACAGAAACAGTTAACGTCATTCTTGATGGATCGGTACAGGCTAACCAAGTTGTGCCTGGTGGTGGCACAGTAACATTCCCACGCTCATCGGCCACAAAATACGAGGTTGGTTTGCCTATCTCTGTAAGAGCGGTAACCATGCCAGTAGACCTCAAACTACAGACAGGCACACGCATTGCATTTAAGAAACGAATTGTTGAGGTTAACGCATTAGTGGCTAGTACCCAGCACATGAAGATTAATACCATTGAGGTTCCATTCAGAGCGTTTGGTGACATCCTTGATGAAGCGGTTGACGAGTATACAGGTATTAAAACGATGCATGGACTCTTAGGTTATACAACTGAGGGCAAGATTACAATTGAGCAAGACGTGCCATTAAAAATGACATTGCTTGGTTTAGAGTACAAAGTAGCAACACATCAGGGGACATAAGATGGAAGTAGCAGCCATAGCACTTCTTGCAGTTAGCGCAGCTGGTTCTATTAAGGCTGGTGAAGACCGCAACAAAATGTATCAGATGCAAGCAAAGCAAGCAGAGGTTGAGTCTGACCGCAGAGCTGTGCAATATGAGTTACAGGCTAACGAGATCCTAAGACGTACCAACCAAGCCAACGCAGCTGTAGTGGCTCGTGGCTTTGCTGGTGGCACACAGGGCTTTGAGGGATCCGCTGGATTAATACAGGCTGTCAACAATACTCGTGGTGGCAAAGAGTTTATCTTTGCTTTGTCTAATGCAGATATGACTAAGCGCAGCGGTTTAATTCAATCAAGCCTATATCAAGGTGCTGGGCAGATTGCTGAACAGGCTGGTTACTTTGATGCCGCTGGTAAGTTAGGACAAGCAGCATTTATGGGAAGTAAAATTGGTAGCGCACCATCAACAGAACCACAACCACTTTAAATAAATTATGGCTGAACTTCCACGCTACCAACCAACTGGCTATCTGCCAGCAGATGTACCACGTCTAGACTTTGCTAACATCAAAGAGTCTGTAGCTATGACTCAAGGCATTAATGCATCATTAGATAGATTAGCAAACTTTGCATTTAAAGAAGCAGAGGAAAAAGCAAGACGTGAAGGTATACAATGGGCTCCAGAAAATGCACCAACCCCAGAACAAGTGTTGGCTGCAAAAGATGACCCAGATGCTTTACAAAAGTTATTTGCAAAGCCTGGCACAGTCTTTGGTGATGCGGCTAGAAAAGTTCAAGCAATTCAATTAAGAACTGAACTTGAGTCAATTGGAAGACAAAAACTAGCAGAGTTAAGCATTAAATCAGAAAGAGAAGGATATACTCTTGACCAAATTCAACAAGAAACTAAATCCTTAACCAATGGATACGCTAGAGCAATTAGCGCTGTAGATGCTGAAGAAGGCTCTAGGTTTAGAGCATCCATATCTATGGTTGGAAGTTCTCTTATTGCTACTGCTGCAAAAAAGTTTGAAAATACTTTTGTTGAACAAAGGGCAGCGCTTGTAACAGAGCATTTGGCATCAACACCAGTAACCCTTGCAAACCATATTAAAACAGTATCTGACCCAGTAGAGTTGCAAGCGTTAATAAATGCCGAATTTGAAAAGGTGCTTTCAGTTGCTGGCTCTGTAAACAAACCAGGGTTTGTAACAGAAAAAGCACAAGACTTTGAAAAAATTAAACTTAATGCAATTATTGAATATGCGATTAGTAAAGATTTTGCACCAACTGAAATAGATGGGTATAGAAAATTAATTAATAAAGATTATGGAAAGCTGTCTGAGGTAATGAAAAAAGTAAACATTGATAAATTAAAAACTCAATGGTTAGAAAAAACTGGCAACATTATTGAGGCAAATAATAAAACAAATAGTTTGGCTCTCGCTGTAAATCAGGATCAAGTAAATCAAATTTTAGAAGATGCTTATAGTGGAAAAATGGGCAGCCAAGATGCTTTTCGTAAAATAAAGGCATTAAACGTAACTCTTCCTGATAGCCAAATGAAAGCATTGCTTTCTGGAGAGGGCGCTGGAGCTACGCCAAAAGAATTTGGTAATTATGAATCAATGACTCAACGTGGATTGCTTGGCGAAAACGAAATAAACAGTCTTGCTGAAAACAAAAAGATGAGTTGGTCGCAAGCAAACAAACTTAAACAACAAGCTCGAAATCCAGATGCCCCAATGAGAGATGCATTAAGTTATGCAAGGGCTGCTGTTGGCGCACCAGGAGAAATGACGTTTGGGTTTGGATATGAAAAACAAAGATACGAAAGAGTCCAAAGTCAACTGCGTGATAAAAAATATGAAGCATTGCAAACTGGTAAACCATTTGATCCAATGCAAGTAGTAAAAGAAATTATTAAAGTAGATTCTGCAACAACAGAGCATCAACAATATGAATCTGAGTTAAAAGATTTTCAGGATAGATTAAAAAACAATGGGATTAAATATGACCCGCTTAGAATTTATACAGACAAAGACTTAAAAGATGTTGGTAAAAGAGAAAAACAAATCTTGCTTGATATGCAGTCTAAATTAAAAAGGGATAAGGATCAGTAATGATTGAGGATCGTTTTGCAGATTTAATTAGACATAGCTATCAGTTGCCAGCAGAGGTTGGGCAGACTCAGGATATTCTATTGGCATCAAATCAAAATAAAGAAAGAGTTGGCACAGTTACTGTTAGTGGATTTACAGAGCCACAAGTTGTAACTGACGTTATGCCAGAAGGTGCTGGCATGGTTCAAAAACCATCAGGTGTACGAGTTGGCCGAGGTGGTTTAACTGTTGAGCAATCGGCACAGGCTGGTGGATTAGATCGCCCATTGATGGCTTTGGCAGATATGTTGGCTGGAGCTGGACGTGGAGCTGTATCCCAAACCATCGGTATTGGTGGTGACGTAGAGAGCATTTTTACTGGATTAAAAAATGCTTTCACCAATCCAAATAACAAATCAATGGTAGATGCATTTTTTGAAGGAATGTCTCAACCAACCATATTGCCAACAACTGAGCAAGTAAGCACACAAGGATTTACATTGCCAGGTCTTAATGTTAATGTTCCAGCGTTGGCTCCTGTAGTGCCGCCTACTGCTGCCAATCAGGCAGAGCGCCAAGCAAGCGCACAGTATGGTCAAACTGGTGGTGAGTTTTTGCCATTTCCTGGGGCGGTTGATGCAGCCAAATTAGCAGTAAAAGCAATTAAGGCTACCAAGGGTATGCCAGTTGGTTTAAGTATGAAGATAGTTGGAGAGGCTCCAGCAGCTGCACCAGTTGCAGCCAAGCCAATAGCTCTTACCAACATTGGCCCACAGAGTTTGCCAGCGGTTCAAAAGATTGTTGCAGATGGCATTACATCCAATATGTCAGCAACCAAAATGATTCAGGCTGTTGAGAAACAAACAGGAACTAAGTTAACTGGAAAACAGCAAAAAGAATTAAAAGAATATGTTTCTGAAAATGTACCAAAAGGACAGATATATTCTGACCAAGCATTTAAAGATTTAGTTGCCCAGCCATTTCCATTTGAGCCATCAACACAGCGCTTTACAAAATCGTTTGATGATGCAATTAATTGGCTAAAGACACTTGATACAGAAGACACTAAAAATGCTGCACTTCTTGCAAACCAACGTCTCGCTCCAATTTTAGGAGTTGGTGTTGATGGGAAGACTAAACGTCTGCTCACGACTAATGGTAAGTTGCTAAAGACAGAGACAGGCATTGAGGGTGGTGTACCAATTGAGTTGCCAGATGGTCGTAATATTGAAAGCGCTGGATTGGCTATATCACCAGCATTTAAAGTTGGTAAATTCAGCACTTGTCCAAACTCTGCAAGTTGCGCTCAAGAATGCCTTGGCAAGACTTCTGGCGGGTACTTTGCTTATGGCGGTGGCGCAGACTTAGATGCTATGAAGGGTACTCGTTTACGCAGCTTTAGAATGACACAGGCTATGTTCCGAGAGCCAGAGGCTTTTGCAATTAAACTCAATGAAGAAATATTTTCATTGAAAAAGGCAGCAGAAAAGAATGGCAATGCTTTAGCTATTCGTCTTAATGTTCTTTCAGACATTGATCCAAAAGTACATAAGTCAATTATTGATGCAAACCCAGACGTACTCTTCTACGATTACACAAAGATGAAGTACCGCCCAGTTGCGCCAAATCATCATTACACATACAGCTCAACAGGACTGTCACAGAAGGCTGGCCTAAATGGTTTGACAGTTGATGTTGACAATCCACATTCCAATTGGTCTCAGATGCGCCAATGGCTTGATGATGGCAAAAACGTAGCAATGGCATTTAGTAGTAAAAAGGGTTTGCCAGAATCTGTATTAGATGAGGCCACAGGAAAAACTTATAAAGTAATTGATGGCGATGCCTATGACTTTAGACCAATGGATGCCCAGCCACTAGGGTCTGATGGTGTGATTGTTGGTCTAAAGAACAAGGCTATGACCCGCAAAGAGTCTATAGCTGCACAAGATTCTAAGGGATTCTTTGTCCAATATGATCCAAAACTCGGCACCCAGGTAACCATCCCCCGCCAAAAGAAAGAGGTTATTATGCTCAAAACGGAAGGCCAAGAGTCTCCGTCTATCATGGAAACTGGTGAGCAAATTACAGAAAGGGCAACGAGATGATTAATACTTTTGAATTAAAAGAAGAGGACTTTCTCCAACAGTTCCCACGAGCAAATGAATTTATGCAAGATGGGTTAGAGTTCATGGATTGGTGGGATGCTGGTGAGGATAGAACCTCTCAAGGTAAACCAATCAATGTTGCTGATTTTGCTGCAATGAACAAGGGGCTTGGATAATGTCTATAAAGCCATTAAACGAGCGGTTAGATGAACTAGACTCCGCTGAGAAAGATGTTGCTGAGTTGCCAATGAAAATATCTGCAACTGAGGATTCTTTTCCTAGCGCTGAAGAACAGCCACAGTTTGAACCAATACAAGTTGCCGGATTGGGTGACTTAAAAAAGCTAGGCAATATTTTTAAGCAAAGCAAAAAATCTGAAAGACCTTTAATTAAACCGGGCAAAGAACAAGAAACTGTTGGGCCATATCAGGTTATACCAGAGGCTACAACAAAAAAAGCAGAAGAGATTTTGCAAGAGGCTCCAGCAATGCCAGTAACTGGCAAGCCATCTCCTACATCGGCAGAGGTTGCAGCTGGTGTACCAGAGACCGCATTTAATCTAGACTTGATTAAAGATGACGATGGTGTAAAACAATTTATTGAGGCTACAGCTAGAGCCTATGGCGCAGACAAAATAGAAAAAGTTAGCTATAAAGAAATAGCAACCAAGGTTTCTGCTGAAGGATATGATGAGGCTTTCTTAGCCAGAATTCTTAATCCATTAGAGGCCACCAAAGCAAACCCTAGCGATGCTTACAAAATGTTATTAGCATTGACAGACGCTGGTAAAAGAGCGTATGACCTTGGAGTTAAAGTAACAGAGGCAACAAAAGCTGGAACATTAAATGCTGATTTAGCAAGCGAGTTTCAGCAAGCTGTTGCATTAGAAGGCTCATTGCTTAAAGCGGCAAGAGGCCGTCAGGCCGATATTGCAAGAACGCTTGGTATATTTTCTGAGGCAAGACAGTCAACCGCAGAAAGAGGCAGCGCTCTTAATGCAATTATGAATGAAACTGGTGGCATTAAATCAGTACATGATTTTGCAACAAAATATATTGCATTAGATTCTCGATCAAGTAGAGCTGAAATGGCAGCAGCTGGCTATGCAAGTGATTGGAAAGGTATGCTTGGTAGGGTTACAGATATCGTAATGACTACATGGATTAATGGCATATTGTCCAGCCCAATAACACACGCTAAGAACATTGCTGGTAATACATTTTTTGGAGCATATCAAATACCAGAGCGTTTAGTTGCATCTGGCATTGGTAAGGTTAGGAATCTTCTTTTCCCTGGTGGAGAAACTGGTATTCAGTTAAATGAAATACAAGCCCACGCAATTAGTTTTGTTACGTCTCCAAGAGAGGCTTTTGAAATAGGTTACAGAGCTTTTGTAAACAATACCCCAACCGATCCATTTACAAAGATTGAGTCTGCTAGATATAACAGAGATCCATTTGCAATTTCTGCTGAAACTGATTTTGGCAAAACGATGGAAAAGGCTTTGCAACTGTATGGTTCTTTTGTAACCATACCAGGCAGAGCATTGATGGCAGAGGATGAAATTTTTAAAGCAATGGGATTTAGAAATCATATAAATATTTTATCTACTCGTGAAGGTAACAAACTATTTGAGGAGCTTATTAAAAAAGGTGTTGATCCAGATACCGCAGCAAAACAAGCAGAGTCCTTAACAATTTCTCTTCAAGCCAACCCCACAGATGAGCTTATGCAAGCAGCAACAGCAGAGTCAAGGGTGTTGACATTTACCAAAGAACTAGAAGGTTTCTTGGGAACAACAGCCAAGTTAACTCAAAGTCCTTTAATAAAAATATTTGTTCCATTTATCAGATCACCTACCAATATTATGTTGCAAACATTGAGCAGAACACCAGTTGGTGTTTTAAGTCCAAAGTTTATTAGTGATGTTAAAGCTGGTGGAATACAAAGTGATATAGCAATGGCAAAGGTTGGGCTTGGTTCTCTTGTTATGTACTCTGTAGCAGCTGGGCCACTAGAAGGAAAGTTAACTGGATATGGCCCAATGAGAACTGGAGACAAGCAAGTTCTAGAGGGCAACGGCTGGCAACAGTTTAGCTATGTGTTAAGAAGAGACCAGGTAAGCGATGAAAGAATTAAAGAGTACGAAAAGTTAACAAAGGTTAGCGTATCAAAAGATAAGGTTTATATAAGCTATGCTGGTTTAGAACCATTGGCATCCATGATTGCAATTGCTGCAAGCATTGGAGAATACTCAATGCAAAACCCAAGCGAAGATGATATGGTCAAAATCTTTACTGGTGGAACAATGGGTTTATACAATTACATGAGTGAACAGCCCATGCTTAAAGGCATAAGCGAATTTATGAAGATGATGAAATCTTCAGCTCAAGAAGAAGAAAAATCTTTATTTAACATAATTTCCAATATGTCAAGACAAGCAACTAGCGTTCTTATTGGAGGCAGCCCTCTTGGTATACACAGTTCATTTGTGGCAAACGTAGAGCGCTTTATTAATCCAGAAAAATCTTTGGTTATGGTGGCCTCATCTCCTTTAGAAGAGAATCCTTTTAATGGAATAAAGAAAGGTGCGCTGTTAGCTCTTGGTGATGCTATGGCAAGAAACCCATTAACGTCTGATTTACTTCCTCCACAAATAGACCCATTAACTGGAGTTACTAAAAAAACAGGCGAGGGTAATTGGAACGAAACATTTAATCCATTTAAAACATCAGAGGGTAAGGATAGTCCAGCCCACATGATTTATGCTCAATTCCGCTTGCCAATGTATTTTCCAGCCAAACAAATAAATGGGGTGCCTTTAAATGATGAGCAATATACAAGGCTTATTGAGCTGGCAACCAAAGGCAATAAGATTGAAAAAGGCTTGGTAATGCTTGCCAATGATCCAAACTTTATAGCTTATGCAAGGGAAACAAACAACCCTAACGCTGGCTTTGCTAAAGCCCAAGCAATAGTGCAAAGGGTTGCTGAGTCTGCCTATGCGGAGGCCAGAAAGATATTAATTATGGAAGACTCTAGTTTGCGGATGGATATCGGTGATGTCAAAAAACTAGAGCAATCTGAAGGTAAATTTAGGTAGTAGATTTTTATTGAAAAATCAATTAGATTAGGGAAATATTATGGCTGATTATGCGATATCTAACGTAGCAAGACGTGTGGTCTATACCAATACTGGTGTAGGGCCATATTCCTTTACGTTTGAAGTTCTTGCTAATACCGATATCGCTGTATATCGGGGTAGCACTTTACTCACTCTGACTACAGACTACACAGTAATCATTAACGCTAATGGCACAGGCTCAGTTACCTTAGTTGTCCAAGGTACAGGCAATATTACAATTGTTGGCTCTAGAGCTATCCAACGTACTAGCGACTATACAACTGGTGGAGACCTCTTTGCCAGCACCTTAAATACTGATCTAGACAGCCAGACCATCTATGTTCAGCAAGTTGCTGAGACCGCAGAGCGTGGCCTCAAGGCTCCAGTAGTAGATCCAACTGACATCAATATGACCTTGCCAGCTAAAGCATCTCGTGTTGGTACAGTCCTGGCATTTAATGCAACAACTGGTAACCCAGAGGCTGGCCCAAGCATTGGCTCTGTAACCACAGTTGCAGCTCAGTCAGCCAATATCAATACTGTAGCTACAAATATTGCATCTGTTAATACTGTTGCTGGTAATAATTCAAACATCAACACAGTTGCCGGGATATCTGGCAACGTAACTACAGTTGCTGGTATCAGCTCTAACGTCACATCGGTGGCTGGCAACTCAAGCAACATCAATACAGTTGCTGGCATCTCAGGCAACGTGACTACAGTAGCTGGAGTCTCTTCTAGTGTATCTACAGTTGCTGGCATTTCAGCTAACGTAACCACAGTAGCTGGTATCAACGCAAACGTAACGACTGTAGCCGGTGTATCTGCAAACGTAACAACTGTGGCTACAAACATTGCAGCGGTTAACACAAACGCTACAAATATTGTTGCTATTCAGAATGCATCAACCAACGCAACGAATGCAGCTGCATCAGCCGTATCAGCTGGCAACGCACAGACAGCAGCAGAGGCAGCCAGGGATGCAACGCTAACAGCATACGATAACTTTGATGATAGATATCTTGGTAGCAAAACAAACAATCCTACATTGGACAATGATGGCAACGCTCTAGTCGCTGGCTCTCTGTACTTCAACTCTGTATCTGGAGCGATGCAAGTGTATACAGGATCCGCTTGGGTGGCGGCCTATGTATCAGGCACAGGATTTTTATCTTCAGCAAATAACTTATCTGATGTTGCATCAACATCATCTGCTCGTACCAATCTTGGTTTAGTCGCATCTGCTACTACAGACACCACTAATGCAAGTAATATTTCTAGCGGCACTTTAGCGGTGGCTAGAGGCGGCACAGGAGTTACAACTTCTACAGGCACTACAAATGTAGTATTAAGTAATTCACCTACTTTGGTAACCCCTGTTCTTGGAACACCATCAAGCGGTACTCTAAGCAGTTGTACTGTAGACGGAACAGATGCTGTAGGATTTAGAAATGTTCCAGTTAACTCTCAATCTGCTGCATACACATTAGTTCTTGCAGATTCGGGTAAGGTTATTCTTCATCCATCGTCAGATGCCAATGCAAGGACATTTACTATTCCAGCAAATTCTTCTGTTGCTTATCCAGTTGGCACAGCAATTACATTTATCAATATGACAAGTCAGGTTGTAACTATTGCTATTACTACTGACACTATGTATTTGAGTTCTGCTGGTACTACAGGGTCACGCAGTTTAGCTCAATATGGATCAGCAACAGCCATTAAAATTACTTCAACCAATTGGATTATTTCAGGGAGTGGACTAACATGAGTGGTGCTATACAAGCTACATTTATGAACCAGAGGTCATTTATACCTCCAATTCCCGCAATTGGTTCTGCTTACGAAGGTGGATTTTTTGCGGGGCAAATTGGTGTGGCTGGTGTAGCCACTCATAATCTTGTAGTTGCACCTAAATCATCAGGTGATACTCAATTACAATGGAAAAATGCTAGAACAGCAACAACGGGCGCATTTAGCAATATTGATGGACCTCAAAATACAGCAGATATTGTGGCTCATGGTAATTCTACTGTTTATCCAGCAGCACACTTTTGTAATGATTTAGTTGTTGGTGCATTTACTGATTGGTATATGCCAGCCCAGTTAGAACTTGAGGTATGCTATTACAATTTAAAACCTACAACAACTTCAAATAATACAGGTTACGGCACAAATGCTAATGCTGTTCCCCCTAGAACATCAAATTATACTAGCGGTACTCCAGCTCAAACTTCCGCACCAGATTTTCAGTCTGGTGGTACAGAAGCTCTCCAAGCAACATATTATTGGTCTAGCACTCAGTTTTTAATAAGTTTCCCACAGTACGCTTATAGCCAATATTTTGGTACTGGCTTTCAGAGTTATGCTGGTAAAAACTATTCACGCAGAGTTCGTGCATTTCGCAGAGTAGCTGTATAATTTTTAAAGGATTTTATAATGTACATTTGCGTAACAGAAGTAGATGCAGTAACCAAGATACCTTGTACTGTTGAACCACAGCGTACTGGTCCATCTATGCCAGCCGTTAAAGGTTTTCAGTATAAATGGCAAAACAGTTCTACTTTTCCTGTTGAACTTGCTCCTGATGGCACATATTTAAGAGCGCCTAAATA